GCCGAAAGGCCAGTCAAGTACTATGTACTCCCTCTCTATTATATCCCGAGAAGGCTATCCTGAGGTTCTGACTCTTAGAGTAATACGAACCCGAATGGAGAATCTTTCAGTTGTATGGTAGCTGTCAACACTAGCTGTGAGTGTTTACGAAGTCGTTCAGGGTTCCTTTTACCTGGACGCTCAAAATGAGCATTCATATAAGGTAATGGTAGGTACTCTATCTCTGTTAACTCTGGTAATGTTAATTCATTCCCGTTCGCTTCGGCGAACTCGATGGCTTCAAGGAGTGGAAGTGTCTCGTACATCTTCATTCCAACGCTGTTTAAAGCGTGAATTATAGGATGTAGGGAGCTACTGCCGTACCCAATCAGCGTATCCGAGTACGCGACCCCCGCTCGTTGCAACTTGGACTCTAAATTGCTTGAGTAACATAGTTCATCGAGTTTCCTAATTAATTCTTGGAAACCTTGAATACGTACCTTGGCGACTTGTCGTCGAAGTGCATTAAGCAAGGAGGTTTCTTCTAAAGCGTTACCCAATCGGCCTTCAAGCCAGGCGGGGCGCCCAAGCGACCGTTCCCATAAAAGAATTTCTAAAAAGTATTTTCCTTTAGGGGATAAGTACTCAGGAAGGGCTATATCTCGGCATGCCATAGGAAGTTTGGTGTCTTTAAGGTATAAAACCAAATCGACATAGTTATAAATCGACTTAGTCGCTGCTGATAATAGATCGAATGGGATACCACTAATCTCGTTTCTGTTAACGCCTAGGCGTTTAGCAAATTCGAAGATTGGTTGTTTCTTCTTCTTTCCATTATACAACTTTGACTTCGTTAAATTTATATCTATACCTAACTCATCTAATATGCGTGCGTAAGCTACAGCTACGCCTTTATGCCAAATTACTATATCATCACCTAAAATTTGGTACCCTCTGAAGGTACGGTGATCTTTGAAATGACGAAAACTAGCAAGCCAGACTAGATGATGGTGAAGTAGTGTGCAGGCAGCCCACGAGGACAAAAGTCCAAGTGGCTGTCCTACGCACCACGACACTGTCGTCTTATCTGGTGTGCGAAATTTCCGATTTCCAACGATCGCCTCCCAACATTGGGCCAAATCATGGGATGTATAATAACTAAGCATCCTAGTTTGCAAGCGAAGCGGGACACGGCATGTGAATTTACTTATGTCGTAACTAACCATGTAACGTACTTTCTTACTTAGGATCCTTTCGAATCCTTTGTTTTGATCGTATGTCGCATCAGTTGGTATACGGCTCAGTATTTCCATAAGCCAGTCATGCAACGTTTGTAAGCTATTCTGAGACCAATAGTCTCCAATTGCGAACAGTCGAGTCTTTCCAGCTCTTTCGGATGCAAGCGAAAGTTTACCAGACCACAAAGCGGTGGGCAGCTTTAGGTTGGAACACTGTTGTATACACCAATTCAAGTTCTGAGTTATATGGTTTTGAAACATTAGACCATTAAACTTAGATATTGATTGATGTAGCACAGTGTCCTGACTTATTGCTGCAGCATCGTAGTGGCTGGTGACAATTGCTTGCCCGTTAGGGCCAGATCGTACTCTGCCTATTAACTCTTGTGAGCCTTTAAGTTTCGGAAGGCCTAGATGTAGTGCTCTCGCAGTGGGAGAATCTTGAAGAAATTTAAGAAACTCTTGCTCGAACTCACCCAAGTCCCTCGTACCCTTATAAGGTTTTACTATTGGGTCTAAGTCTAGCTCAGGCTTTAGTCTGATTGATTCGTGTAACCTAGTTACCGATAAAATTATTCTGATATCACTGTACCTGTTACTTCTAAGGTGCTTTAATACTGGAATAAGCAAAGTACTTATTCCCTCTTTGTTTGCCTTATGGAACGGTATGGGAGACCAGGGCTCTTTGGTTACGAGTCTAACCGACTGATTGTGCAACTCTTTGAAGAGAACGAGAGTGTATTCTTTACCATTGTTTTGGAGTGTCTTCGTGAACTCTCTAGCATATGTATTGAAGAAGCTGTCAAACTCCTTGAGAGTCAACCCATCGTGGTTGTGTGAAACACTTTGAGCATTGCTTAGAATGGTACTTAGTACTATTTTAATCTTGTTTAATTTGTTTTCCATGTATAATTAGTTGTTTGTTAGCTCTCCCCAAAGTTGCCCGCGGGTGCCACGCTAATAAATGGGTTAGTGATGAGGTTTTATCCCCATGAGGCCCAGACTAACACTGGTATGAAAC